CGCTCTTCATTTGCTTTGTCTTGCGCCTGGTCTTTGATTCGTTCTTGTTGCTCTATTTGTTCTATGGTTATCATTTTTTTTTATTTAGTTCTCTTTGCTCTACTTTTTCCCAAATCTTTGAAAATCTACATAAAAACAAATATTGTTTTCTGTTGTTGTAATTACCAACTGCTAAAGAATCTAAAACACACATTGATTCAACATCAGGATTTTCTTTTATAAAGTTTTGATGTATTTCAATCATAAAATCAAATAAATTAAACTTTTTATCTGCCATTAGTCTTGCTCCTTTTATTTATAATTTTAAAGTAGATCTCTTGTTCTAGTTCGTTGAACATTCTTACATGCAAGTCATGTAATGACTTAGCTTTGTATTTGTGTAGTAGGTGGTCATAGAACCTGGCCTTGAACCAGGTGTCTATGTGCGTGCTTATGTGTTTCATATTTATTTACTCCTTTCAATAGATATTATTTCGTCATTGTAAAAACAATGTTTAGACATAAGGTTTTGTAATTTGTTAAATAACTCAACTAAGTTATCGCATTTAATTGTATATACCCTGTTATGTGTAAATGTTATTTCGTAGTTCATTATTTAACTCCCATTTCTATACAAAATTCTATGAGTTTGCTTTCTAGTTTTAGAATGGTTTTATTATTAATCTTGTAATGATTAAGTTCTTTAATAATATATTCGTGCATTAATTCTTTAATATCAGGCATATCTAAACATTCGCCAAATTCTAACTCCATGTCTTTTTTAATTTCTTGATATATTAGTTCCTCCAACTCCCTCTTGTCGTTTTTAAGAACTTTTTTTGATATTGCAATAGTGCTTTCTAATTCTTGTATTCTATTCATATTTATTCTCCGTTTAATTAATATGTAAGTATCATTATCCATACGAATACTCTATTGTCAATACTAATACTCAATATTTATGTATATTTCTTTATAAATAGCATAAAAACAGGGTATTTAAGCTATAATTAATCGGAATATGACAACAAAAACACCTAAAAAACGCGGAAGAAAACCGATAATTATTGACCATGAAAGGGTTGAATATCTGGCAAGTTTAAACCTTGGTATTATGGACATTTGTAGGTCTATTGGTGTTGGTTGGGATACATTCAACAAACATAGAAACAAAAAAAATTCTGAATTATCGGACGCATTAGCAAGAGGAAGAGCGAAAGGTTTACAGTTGGCAACGAGTAAGTTAATGGAAAAGATAGAGGACGGAGATTTCAACTCAATCCAGTTCTACTTAAAATCAGCAGATCGCGATACTTGGGCCGAGAAAACACAAGTTGACCATAATTTAAATTTAGCAGGAATTCTGGACAGCGCCCGCGCGCGCGTCATAGACCACGAAACCGCGCCCGCGATAGCCCCGCGCAAGCGCGCGAGCGGTGGCGATATAGATAATAAGGGGTAAGTTTGTAATGTTAGTTTTTTCTCCCTCTTAACTAATATGAAATCTCTCTTACAAAATGCAAATTTACCCCCCCTTGCGTGCGCAGGCAGGTGCGATATATGTATAACACTATAACTAAAATTTTTATATTTTTTTATGATTGAATTTCCAAATAAAAAGTACAACATCATATATGCTGATCCACCTTGGAATGAGCAAGGTGGAGGAAAAATTAAGAGAGGTGCTGACAGGCACTACAACTTAATGAAAACTAAGGATATAAAAGAACTACCTGTATCAAACTTAGCAGATGAAGAATGTTGGTTGTTTCTTTGGGTAACAAACAATTTTTTAAAAGATGGGCTAGAAGTTATGGAAGAATGGGGTTTTACCTATGTAACTAATCTAGTGTGGGCAAAGAATACTATTGGTCTTGGTTATTATTTTAGAGGCCAACATGAAATATGTTTGTTTGGGAAGAAAGGACAAATGAAACCTAAATCAAGAAGTGAAAGCACATTAGTTACAGCAAAGAAAAGCAAACATAGCAAAAAGCCAGAAGAGTTTTACGAAAAGATTGAGGCACTTAACAGCGGGCCTAAGATTGAACTCTTTGCTAGAAATACTAGAGATGGTTGGGATAGTTGGGGTAATCAAATATGAAATACGGAGTGAAACAAGAAAAAGAATTGATGACCGAAATCTGGTCAGGACCAATCAAAGACAATCCCGTAAACTTTGTTAAATATGTGTTCCCCTGGAAACAAAAGGACACCCCCCTTGAAAACTTTAGTGGACCAAGGAAGTGGCAAGAAAAAATTTTGCGAGAAATGGCAATACACATAGAGCGCAACAACGCGCTTGATTTACCAGAAATGTTTAGACTTGCTGTAGCCTCTGGCCGTGGTATAGGTAAATCAGCTTTGGTAGCTTGGATTATTATGTGGATGCTTTCTACCAGACTAGGATCAACCATAATTGTTACAGCCAACACAGAACAACAGCTTAGATCAAGAACATGGGCGGAACTTGGTAAATGGCTTACACTTGCAATCAACTCACATTGGTTTACCAAAACAGCCACCACTATAAAACCAGCAGGATGGTTTGAAGATGCACTTATCAAAGACTTAAAAATAGATACAGGTTACTACTACGCGCAAGCACAACTTTGGAGCGAGGAGAATCCAGACGCGTTTGCAGGCATACACTCGTCGTATGGAGTCTGTTTAATTATGGACGAGGCATCTGGTATCCCCGCTCCCATCTACAGCGTGTCAGAGGGTTTCTTCTCAGAACCCACGCGCAACCGCTACTGGTTTACATTTTCTAACCCTAGAAGAAACACAGGGCCTTTTTATGACAGTTTCAACAGCAAGAGTTCGTTCTGGAAAAACCAACAAATAGATTCGCGTAATGTAGAAGGTACAGACAAAGAGTTATTTCAAAAGATGATTGAGCAGTATGGCGAAGATTCAACTGTCGCGCGCGTGGAGGTGATGGGCGAGTTTCCAAAAGCTGATGACGATACAGTAATACCAATGGATCTTATCAAGTCCGCGATTGACAGGGATGTTGCACTTGCGGCCAACGAACCAATAATCTGGGGCTTGGATGTCGCGCGCTTTGGCGGTGACAACTCCGCGCTCTGTATCAGACAAGGTAATCATGTTATGGATATTACTTCGTTCAAGTCTATGGACCTGATGCAACTATGTGGCGTGATAAAAAATAAGTATGACGATTGCACCGCGATAGAGCGACCGCAAGAAATATTAGTAGATGTCATTGGACTCGGCGCGGGCGTGGTGGACAGACTGGCAGAACAAAACTTACCCGTGCGCGGTATCAATGTTGCCGAAGCACCCTCCACGAAAAAAAATTTTTTAAACTTGCGTGCTGAGTTATGGTTTGCGATCAAAGATTATCTTACCCAACGAGATTGTAGATTACCCGTAGATGACGACTTGGTAGCTGAACTAGCCGCGCCTATGTATAAATATACCTCTACAGGCAAAATAAAAATAGAGTCCAAAGAAGAAATGCGTAAGCGAGGAATCAAATCCCCTGATAAAGCTGACGCTCTGGCTTTGACTATGGCAAGTTCAGCTGCAAGTTTTGGTGGTAGTACCAGCTTTTTAGGGTATAATTTTAAAAAACCACTTAAATCACGAATAATTAGAGTTGGATAATGGATTATAAAGTTGAAGATTTGATAAAAATGATGAACATACAAAATATGGGAACATTATATCAAAACCAAGACTTGCCTTTTGTAGACAGAATTATAAACCCACAAAATTATCCAACACCAAGTATTTTTGATGCAGGCGGTAGGATGCAAACTCACTTCATGTCTGCAACTCCAGATAAAGAAGGTAACTGGTATGCTTATCCTAATATAATTTTTGAAGATGGTGAGTATAAAAAATTAGACTTGAATGAAGATCAAGCCTTAGAATATGCAAAGAAAACTGGAAATGTAATATCTTTTGGTAAAAATAAAGATGCTGCTATTGATTTTTCAAAAAATTATAAACCAGAAGAATTTAAACAATATTACAAAGGGTTGTTACAGGAATAAATTATGGCAGAAAAAATAAAAGAAAAAGACATGAAGGCTGCTGTTGAGGAAGAAAAAAATATGCTTGATCTTGTCGGTGTCATTAAATCAGAAATGGATGACGCTAGAGATTTTATACATCAAGTGGGCGCAGATAGAGCCGAATCAACAGAATATTATTTAGGTACAGAACCAAGCAGCACATCAAGTGTGCAGTCTGAGTTTGTATCAACAGATGTAAGAGAGAGCGTACTGTTTATGTTGCCCTCGATTATGAGAACATTCTTTGGTACTAAAAAGATTGTAGAGTTTGTACCAAAAGGTCCAGAAGATATACCACTAGCAGAACAGCAAACAGATTATATCAACTACATCATTCAACAAAAGAATCCTGGTTTCAAAGTTTTGTATGAAGTATTCAAAGATGCGCTGGTTAGAAAAACAGGCTTTGTCAAAGTGTTTTGGGATGACAGCGTTATGGCTAGCACCCACGAATACACAGACTTAGATCCGCAGTCTTACCAAGCCTTAATACTTGACAAAAATGTTGAGGTACTAAAAGAAAAAGCAATTAAAGAATCTATCACTACGATTGACCCTGTAACAGAAGAAGAGATTACCCAAGAGATTCCTACCAGTTATGATTTGACTATCAGAAGGCTTATGCCAAAAGACCAAGTATGTATTGAAGCAATACCACCAGAAGAGGTATTAATATCAAGACACGCACGCGATCTTGAAAGTTCATCTTATGTTGCACACCGCATGATTAAGTCTGTATCTGATCTAGTTGCTATGGGGTATGACCAAGAAGAAATGATGCAGTACGCTGGCTATGGCGGTAGCGCTATTGACCCACAAAGCTACGAAGAACAAGAAGCAAGAAACCCATACGACAACATGGTGTATCCAGATAGGGCCGACCCAGGCGGTAAAGATGTGTTATACATTGAGCATTATTTATTTTTTGATTTTGATAATGACGGCATAGACGA